GCTGAAGCACCTGGGACCCGTGAGCCTTGGGTTGACTTGGCTATGTTTACTTACAGGGCAAGCATGTGGGTTGATGGTTATTCAGCAGCAAAGAATGCCTTGCTGATAACTGACAAAGCTCTTGTCTACACAATGGACCCTAGTGTCTGGACTGAGAAACCTTTGGACTTGGCTTCTATCTGTGCTTGGCATCTTGGTCACAAGGATGAAGCAATTGAATTCTGCAAAAAAGCCTTAGAATTCAACCCAACTGATGCCCGTCTTATCAGAAACTTAGAACAAATGACGGAACCAACAATGGTGGATTAACATGAGCGATTACAGCCGTCTGAGAACCCCATTTACTAACATGTCCTTTACACCGGATGTGCCTAGTAATGCTTTGGGTCCAAATGAATATAACAACGGACGGAATGTAGAAGCTGATGTTCGTGGGATCAAGAAGATCTTTGGTGAAGAAGAGATTCTGACTGCTATTCCTGCTGATCCCATCTTCATGGAGGGTGGTTATCGCACAGAAACCCAGTGGGTATACATTGTTGCCACCAGAAACGCCTCTAGCCAAGGCAAATGGTACATGCTGACCTCTGCTGGTATTAGCAACATTACCCCTGGTGTTGGTGCTAATCCTTCTGTGTTTCTGCCTGGATATACCGCTGGTTTGAATATCACCACTTCATGGGTTGGTGGTGTTTTCTTTGCAAACGATACATTGACCAACCCCATGTATTTCTTGCCAACCTCTAACGAAATGACGGTTACGTCTAACGCCTCTTGGAATTACGATGTTGGGGTGACTAGCACTACTGCTGGTTTTGTCAGAAACTATTGCTCTCCAAACGTAGGCAACATTTTGATTGCAGGTAACCTAACCAAGGTTTCTGGTGGTATTCAAAGTAACTTTCCAACAACAGTTCGCTGGTCACAATCTTTTGCCAATACAGGTATTCCCAATACATGGGAGCCTACTCTGTCAAACATTGCCAACGAGCAAGAGGTTCCTGTTCGTGGTCCATTGATTGACGGCTTCTTTTTTGGTGGCAACTTCTATGTTTGCTCCTATTGGGATACTGTTGTTTTTTCTCCAATCAACTACCAAAACTCCACTGCTCCAGTATTTGGTTTGCGCCTGTTAAACCAAGGTAGGGGGTTGCTGAACAACAATTGCTGGTCTGGTACTGACGCTAATGTGTATGGCGTAGATTCTCGGGATATCTGGGTATTTGATGGCAACACCTTCCAATCACTTGGCAACCAAAAAGTAAAAAACTACTTTTACAACAATATAAGCACAACATATTCTGACCGTATATTTATGGTCAACAACACTCAAAAGAACCAGATTGAGATCTATTACCCTGATCTAACTTCTACTGGCTATTGCAACAAAATGCTTTCTTGGAGATATGACATCCAAGTTTGGAATGCTCCTAAAGACATTGCCAATGCTTGCATGGGTACAGAGGGCCCTCAGTTTATTTCTGGTAGTTTTAAACTGGCTTCTCGTGTTGTTACTTATGCCCGTGGTGGTGTGACTGATCAAAAACTGATCCAGACCAACATTGGTAATTCGTTTATTAACGCTGCTGCAATTCCTGTGTTGTTTGAGCGTAACAACGTGGTTTTGCAATCAGACAAAGGTCCGATCCCATACAGCTCCAAAGTGTATATACACAGACTGCTTCCTGAGATCTCGGGTACTGGTGCTATCAACATCTCTGTTGGTGGTGCTAACTCAACTGCTCAAACCCCTGTATATGGTCAAACAGGAACCACTGAAATTGATACAAATAGCCCCTGGGTGACAACTCAACAAAACGCTGTTCGCACTGTATCGGTTAAGGTTGAAACCAATGATGCGACAAACACTTGGAACATGACTGCTATGAACTGGCAAGCAACCCTTGTTGAGGATGCTTTCTAATGCCATTCGCACTAGACTCCAATCCATCCAACATTGAGCTGTCGGATGCTATCAATTACCTGCTGGGTAACTTTGGTGCAAACCTGAGTGCTGACCCCAATACAGGTCTGATTACAGGCCCAACAGGTCAAACCATTGCTTACCTGTACAAGTATCTGTCTATCAAATACGCAGACAGTGCTGACGGCTCACTTAACTTCAGCAACTCACCAACTAACCGTTTGTATTACGGTGCTAGAAACAACAACAGTTCTGTTGAGTCAACAAACCCTGCTGACTACATTTGGCTTCAAGTTGCTGGTGGTTTTAGCACTACCAAGTTTCTGTTTTACAGGGTAAGTGGTGGTCGTCAGATTGAGTTCTTTGTTGGAACAACTGCTCCTGGTTATGGGTGGGAGCAAGATGACGGTACTGCTATTGATCTTGATGCCATCAGCATCACCATTACTGCAACGCCAACCATCTATTTATGGACAGGATCGTCTACTCCTCCTGCTAGACCATCGACATCAACGACCTACACTTGGCTTACAGGAACTTACACAGCTCCTGCTGGGTGGTCTATTGATGTTCCTTCAAACACCACCCCTGGTGATTTTCTGTGGGAAATCTCTATCACCATTGTGCAAACTGGTGGCATTAACACGGCAACACTGGATTGGCCCAATGCTATCTATCCTATTCGTGCTGTTGGCTACAACGGTGAAGATGGAGCGCCTGGAGCCAACGGCAACAGTGCTTTAACGGCCTACAGAGCGCAAGATCAGGCTCTTGCTGCACCTACCTTTACCACCCCAACATCAGGCCCTAATGCCCCTGCTGGATGGAGTCTTGGTACACCTGCTGTTTCTGTTGGTCAGGTGCTTTGGTACATCCAAGGTGAATACAACAGTTCAGCAACAGTAACCATCAACGGTGTGGCTCCTAACACCACTCGTTGGACAGGTCCTATTGCTGCAAGTGTTTTCCAAGACATCAGGTCTGACAACTGGAACGGTTCTAACCCTCCAACTTTTGGATCTCCCGGTACTTGGGGCACTGCTGGTTACTACATCTCTAGGTCTACTGGCACAGCCATTCTGAACAACCTTGGGGCTAGGGGAACAATCCAATCGGGCTCATCTCCTGCTATCAGTGGCTCATCTATGTCAGGTGCTGGTGCTGTTATCAACAATGACGGAACATTTGCTGTTGGTGACTCTTCAAACAACATTACTTACAACGGCTCAACAATCAATTTGAATGGCAACATTGTTGCTGCTGGTAACTTGAAAGAAGGAACATCTACCACCCAAAGTGGCAACACCTTTGGTTTTGGTAACGGCACTTCAGTGTTTGGTATTGCAACTGCTGGCTTCTTTAAAAGCTCTAACGCAGGAACTGCTGGCTTAGCTGGTATTGCAACTCAAAGCGTTGGTATCGCTGGGAATACGGCTTCTACAAGCTCGTATGGCGCTTTGTTTTCAAACACCTATGGCTATGACAGCATCAGTGCCATTTATGTTGTTACAGGTTTGAGTGTTGCTGGACCCAACTTTGGCATATTCACACAGCGCAGAAGCTCCCAGTCAGGCGCTGCCTCTGAAGGCGCTCCTGGACCAAACACTGCTGCGTATTCCTATCTAGCATACCTGTCCGGCACAGACCATTACGGCGGCAGACTGTTCACGACAAACACCAGTGGCGTGGATGTCCGTGGAATTGTTGCTGGTGGTCCAACTTACGGTCTGACTGTTGTTGGTGGAACTGCTCCATTTACTGGTTGCCACGATGGCTTGATGCTCAAAGGAACTACTGCTGTTCCCGGTGACATCATTGTTGACACTGGCGTTATCGTTGCAACGTCTGGCGTTACCGATACGATTACTGAAGTTACACCAAGCACAACTGCCAACCAAAAGGGTGCTATCGGGGTGTTTGCTGCTATCAGTACGGTGACCCCTTACATCTTGCAGGTTCCTGTCATTGTTCCTGTTTGGCAACATGACGAGTGGGTTGATACGGTGGAATATGAGTTGAACCCGATTTACCAACCTATTGTTGATACGCACGACTATGTGGCAATTAACAGTGTTGGTGAAGGCCAGATTAACGTCTGTGGTGAAAATGGGAACTTCCAAGTTGGTGATTTGATTGTTTGCTCTTCTACTGCTGGCAAGGGGATGAAGCAGGGTGACGATATTGTCAGAAGCAGCACTGTTGCCAAAATCAGGGAAAATGTGGCATTTACTTCATCTACAGAAGTAAAGCTTGTTTCGTGCATTTACATGTGCGGTTAAAGGAAAAATATGGGAATGCAATCAGCTCAAGTCCAATCAGGGACTCAACCTCAAGGCAAGGGGTTTGCACAACCTGTAAACCCTCCTACTCAGGGCAATATGCCCCAAGGGATGCCACAGTCCAGCAGAGGCAAGGGTAGTACAACCAATGCTGCCACTTCTGGTCAACCAACTTATGGTCAGCCAAACAACTATCCAAATACTGTTGGACAGTGGGATAATGCAAGCATTCAACGAACTAACCAGCAACCTATGGGTGGCGGGAAAGGCAAAGGCTAAATATGGGCGGCGGAAAAGGTAGCAGTTCTTCGGCTCCAGTAGTCACAGAAGAACAAAAAGAACTTCTAAGACAGCAAACTGGGTTTCTCACAAACACAGCATATCCTGCTTACCAAAGAACAATTGGTGAAGCTAGTGATGTCTACAACCAAGTTAACCCTGCTACAACCACTGTTGCTCAAACGGCAATGGATGTCAGCAATCGATCTGGTCAACTGCAAGAAACTGCTGGACGGGGTGCTTTGACAACAGGCATTACTGGTCAGGGAAACTTAGCAGGGTTTCAAGAAGGCATGGGCCGTGGTTTGTTTGCGGGTGGTGCTGGTCAACTTGGCGCACTGTTCTCGCCTCAATACAAGCAAGAGCAGATCCAAGCATCCTTGCAACCTGCTCGTGAAGAGATTCGTGAGCAAATGGGTCAACAAGCAGCTTTGTTTGGTGGATCTGGTGGTTTAGGGTCTTCTCGTCAAGCACTGGCTTCTCGCAACCTTGCATCTCTTGGTGAACAGCGCTTGGGATCTGTTGCTGCTCAAACATCCGCTGGTGTTGAAAGCCAACGTCAACGTGCTGCTGAATCCTTAATGGGTGCTGGTGCTGGTGCTTTGGGTCAAGCAGGTAGCTTGTTTGGCTCTTTGACAGGTGCTGGTCAACAAGGCTTAACTGCTGCCCAACAATCGGCTGCTAGTCGTATTGGTTTTGCTGGCGCTCCACAGGATGTGTTGTCCAAGTACGCATCTGTTATTTACGGTACACCACAAGCTTCTACAACGCCCAACTTTGCTGGCACACAAGGCCAGAAAACAAGCAGCAAGGGCTTTGGCTTCTAAGGAACAATCATGGCAGCAGAAACACCTTTCGGCGCAAGCTTTGGAGATCCTCGCAGATACATGGGGCAAAGTCCTCTTGCTGAAATTGGCAAGGCGCTTAAAACTGGCGGCATTCTTTATGGGTTGCAAAAGTCTGGCGCTATAGAAGCTTTGGACCAAATGGGAATTAAGTCCGATGGAAAAGGTGGGTTTAATCTTCCACAACCTGCTGGCTCTGTTCCTCCTGCCACTCGGTCAATGGGCGCTCAACCTGTAGCTCCTCAACAGTTTGGGGCAGTTCCTCCTGCTCCTATGGCTCCTATGGCTCCTGCTGCTCTTGGGCCTCAAATAACGCCATTGCCGGACTCTGGCCCTTCTAATGTTCAGATCAATACATTTGCTCCACCACCACCAGATGCTGGTCGGCAAATATTGGATGGAACATTTAAGCCTCAGTCTTCTGCTGTTGATGTAACCAATGAAACTGACTTCAACCCATTTGTTCCTGATACAGGCAATCAAGTTGCTTTGACAGGCAATGAGTATCAGCAGACTCCTGGCTTTGGAAGTTCTAAAGACAAAGCTGGCAAACTAATGAAAATCATGGGGATGGGATAAACATCATGCAAGACACAATGAACCCTCCAGCTCCAGCAGTCACTGCATATCCAAGTGCATTGATTGATGCTGCCCAAATTAAAAATCAAGCCAACCAAGACCTTCAAACAAGGAACGTAGATGGTTTGTTAAGCACCGCAACAAAGATGGGCTCAGGCACTCCTGAAGGCCGTGCAATTGTTGAAACAGTTAAAGACATTCAAGACCGTGGCTTTCAATTTAAAACACTGACTGCTCCTATTGAGAATGCTAAGTCTGACAGTGAACGCAACCTTGCTGCTGCAAATGCTTTGCGTAACGTGACTGAGCAGCCTTTGTACGGTCAAGCTTTAGTTGCTTTTATGATGGGCAACAAAGAAGCTGCGTTTAACTTGGCAACAGGTGGTCAAGTCAAAACATCTGTAGAGTTTGCCAAAGACAACGGCAACATTATTGAAGTACGGGCTAATGCCCTTGGTCAACCTCAAAGCTACTTTGATCGTGGCTTGGGCAGGGTTCTAACACCCGAAGAATACTCTCAGCGTGGTGGTAGTGTTACCGACTTTGACCGAACTCTTGCAGGTAAAAACCTTGAGCAAAACCGTGGCAAGTACAACCAAGCCTTCAGTGAAGAAAAGGTTGCAAACAGGGCTTTGTTTACAGCGTTTAACGGCATCAATGGCAAGGTAGATACGTTAGACAAGCTTGTGTCTAATTTGAAGTTTGGCCTTCCTGGTGATGTGTATGCCAATCTGGTTGGCACTTTGTCTACCGCACAAGGTCAGTCAAGCACCAAATCTGATTCATCCACTTACTTGAACCAAATCCAAGAAAATGCTTCTGCTGGTCGAGGCCAGAAAATTGACGCTGCCCTTGCTGCAAAGCTTGGCATCCCCAATAAGTATCTTGGCGAAACATTCTCGATTGATGGCAAATACTTGGTGTCAAAAGACAACTCGGTTCGAGTTAGCACAGATGGATTGAAGCAACAAACAGACAGTGCAAGTCTTGCTTCTGAAACATCTAAAAACACTAATTCCAACTTAGAAAGTGTTTTGACTTCAGAAAGCTTTAAGGCTGCTATTGCTGGCAAATCTAAAGAAGAGCAAGGAAAAATTGTTCAGCAAATGAGAGCTGCTCTGACCTTGAGCAACGAGATTGGTTCTGAGATTAACAAAACGGTAGACAAGTACGGTAAGCCTTCTTTTATCTCTTTGCCTACATCTGTAACTTTTGCAGATCCTCAATCCCAGTTCATGATTCAACTTGAAACATTGCGTCAGAACAGGGACATGATTAATGCGTATGCTCCATACTTTGAAGAGACTGCTGGTGTTTACGACAATGCAAAAACATTGCCCGTACCTGGGACCATTGGGGCCAACTTTGTAAACAAAGACATCTTCAAAGAGATCCGTAACAATTACGCTGAAAAGATTCAGCAGATTGTAAATACAGATTTTTCAAATCGTTCTGCAAGACAAGCACAACCAACAGCACAACCAGCAAAATCATCTGCTCCTGTTGCCCCTCCAAAGGCTTCCACTGGTGGCGGTGGTTCACTTGCCGAGCAAGCTGCAGCAGAATTAAAACGCCGTCAGAAAGGTAAGTAACATGTCATTAGACCTTTCCAAGTTTTCCGATGAAGAGCTTAAATCTATTGCTTCTGGCAATTTAAAAGATTTGTCGGAAGACACTTTGCGTCTAATTTCAGGCGCACAACCTCCTGCTGGCGCTGTTCCACCTTCTGCAATTAGCAGTGGACCCGATACTGCTGCTAAATTTCAAGCAGAAGCTGACACTAAGAGGGCTGCAATTGTTCAAGGCTATGAGGAAAGCAGCAAGAAGGACGCATCACAATCTCCAATGACAATGGAGGGTGTTTTAACATCAACCCCTGCATTAGTTACTGGTGCTGCTTTGCTTGGCGCACTGACTACATATGCTGCCCCTAAGGTGTACAAGGGCATCAAAGAACGCTACATGACCCAAGCACCTGAGATCAATCGCAACATTGATATCCCTACTGGTGGGTTCTTTGACGTTCCACCAAATCCAAACATAAACCCTGTTAATCAACCTGAAGCTCAAGCTATGGACAAGCTTCGCAGAGCAGAAGAATTGGCTGAAGCCAACAGGCAGCTTGGCATAGGTGATAACAAGCCTGTAGCTCCCGGTCCAATTGCACGGATTCCATTGCCAAGGGGTGCTGTTAACCCTGCTATGTTTCGCTCATCACCAAAGGCTCCAAAATTTGATACGCCGCCATCAACACCATTTAGCGCAGCCCCTCTTGACGCTCCTGCGCCAACACCTACTGCTGGTCCCGGCTCTCCTGTAACAACCATAGTTACTGACACCGTCAAAGATATGATTCAGGAAGCACCTGCTCAACCTATGGCACAACAGCCTGTTCCGCCTGTGTATCCAAAAGCAGGAACAAAATTTAAGACTGAAGCTGATCTTCCACCAGGGTTTGTCGCTCGTTACGATGTTGGCAACAAAGACCGATCACTAGGCAATATTCTTGGCCTAGAAAATCGTGCATATGCTCGTGACATGTTTAATGAAGGTAAGCCATTTGGGCAATCACTACCTGGAAAAAACCAAGCAAACATTGATGTTTCCAATTTAACAAGAAGGTATTTTGAAGAACTTCAAAGTCAAATCCCAGAAACATTACTTGGTCGTGATGCAAGGCAAGCACAAAAAATACCTTCTGAATTTGGAGTATTTGCAAAAAATACAAACTTTGGCACGGGTGTAAAAATTGGCGGTAGAGCTGCAACAATTTTTGCTGCTGCGGATATTGCTAATGCTGCCCAACAAGGAAATTATGGCGGGGCTGCCGTACAAGCTGCCGATGTTGCAACTGATTATTTGCCTATCATTGGTCAAATTAAACAAGCTTTAAGCCCATCATCTGCTGGTGAGGGCTCTACACTCCCCGCAAACATTCGACAAATGCAAAATGAAGCAATGCTTCTTGGAAGCCCTTACGCTCAATCTCCACAATCTGTAAAGTTTAGGCAAGAGCAGGAATACATTCGTAAAATTGGTGGTCGTACAGGGGCTGCTGTACCTCCTCAATATCGGAGATGATTCATGGACAAAGAAGTATCACATGCAGAAATCTATGCTCGTTTAATACTGGTTGAAGAAAAAGTAGATCGTATTGATACCAATACCCAAGGCGTAGTAAAAGCTTTTGAGGCTGCTGCTGGTGCTTTTTTGGTTCTTGAAATGCTTGGAAAGATTGCAAAACCTGTACTGTTTATAAGTGGGTTATTTGCTTTTATTGCTATTTGGTGGCAAACAATTAAAGACCACATAAAATGAAAGATTGGGCCATTGCATTTATTGCAGCGGCTCTATTGGTTTCATTCATCGTCTGGTGTTTAAAGATTTTCTGGTGGGCTTATGCTGGCTGAACTTGCTGCCGCCAATGCGGCCTTTGCTGTTATTAAAGGCGCACTAGCAAATGGCAAGGACTTGTCTGACCTTGGCTCACGGGTCTTTGACTACTTTGATAACAAAGCCAAGATACAAGCAAAGGTCAATGAGAAGGGTAATCGCTCAGACATTGAAGAGTTCTTTGCCCTTGAAAAGCTAAACGCTCAAGAAGTTGAACTGCGTGAACGCATGATCTACGCTGGTCGTCCAGGTATGTGGCAGGATTGGCAGAAGTACCAAGCAGCAGCAGCTCGTAGACGTAGGGAAGAAAAAGAGGCAGAGATCAAGGCCATCAGGGCTCGTAGAGCAAAGACAAAGCAATTGATTGAGTATTTTGCAATTGGTATTTCTACAGTTATTCTGGCTGTTATGTTGATCTACGGCATCATCATCTACATGATGTACATCAAAAAATGAGCGACAAACCTGAAACCATTGTGGACAAGGTACTGGCTTATGTAGACAGTCCCTTTAAGCTTTTTTCAGCCATTCTTATGGGGGTCATTGTTTTCTCTGGTTACTTTCTTTGGCAGAACCAAGAGTTTATGAGGGATGCTTACAAGGAATCTAAAAAGCTGCCTGAGATCAATACAGCAAGAGCCGATGATGCAAGCTCAATGCTTTTAAAGAAGACGGGGGCTACTGTTGTTGCAGTGTTTAAAGTCAACCCATTGTTTAACAGTCGTGTGCTTTACAAGGCTTACACAAAAGATGGCAGGGACAAATCCATTGAGGATATCGATGTAGGGCTGTTTAGTCAGAACACTGCTAACAATAGCGATGTCGTCAAGTTGATGACCAATGAGATTCCTTGCGGGGATTACCGCTATGCCCAATCAGAAGTGGGACTGTGGTACTTAGAGAAAGGTGTGACCTATACATGCCGTATAAGCGTTCCACCTGACTCACATCGTTTTGTAGGCCAGATAACTGTGGGTTGGGCTGAACCACCTACGGATATTGAGCAGACAAAGTTCATGCTGGAGATTGCCGGCGCAATGCTAACCAAGAGAGGTAATTGATGTTTCCATTAACCGCATTACTTGAAGTAGGTGGCAAGCTTATTGATAAGCTTATCCCTGATCCTGAAGCCAAAGCCAAAGCACAACTTGATCTAGCAAAGATGGCTCAAGATGGTGAGTTGGCAAAAATGGCTAATGAGACTGAGCTTTACAAAACAGAGCAAAACAACCTTACAGACCGCCTTAAAGCAGATATGAGTAGTGACTCATGGCTGTCCAAAAACATTCGCCCTATGACCCTTCTGATGATCCTGGGAGGGTATTTCACCTTTGCCATGATGTCAGCCTTTGACTACGACACTAATCAGTCTTACGTCCAGTTGCTGGGCCAGTGGGGAATGCTGGTCATGTCCTTTTACTTTGGGGGACGGACCCTTGAAAAGATCATGGACATGAAGGCAAATAAAGACAAGGAAGCAAAGTGATTACTGCTGAACAACTTAAAGAACTCAAGATTGATGACGATTGGCTAGAGCCTTTGAATGAAGCTATGCAAAGGTATGAAATCAACACACCATTGCGAATGGCGGCGTTTATTGGTCAATGCGCTCACGAGTCAGGTAACTTCAAGACTTTGCAAGAAAACTTAAATTATTCAGCAGAAGCTTTATGCCGTGTTTGGCCTAGCCGATTTCCAAATCTTCAGGCAGCACAGCCGTATCACCGCAATCCCGACAAGATCGCAAACAAGGTATACGGTGGTCGTATGGGGAATGGAACCGAAGAAACCGAGGAAGGTAGTCTGTATAAAGGCCGTGGCCTGATCCAGTTGACCGGGAAGGATAACTACACTCTCTGTGGGGATGCCTTGCAAGAGGACTTTATTCATTCGCCTGACCTTTTGTTGTCTCCAAAATATGCCACTTTGAGTGCTGCATGGTTTTGGAATAAGCGTGGCCTAAACAAAGAGGCCGATGCAAAAGACTACACCGCCATGACCAAGAAGATCAATGGGGGTGTAATCGGGTTAGAGGACCGTATCAAGCACATTAATCATGCGCTAGAAGTCTTGGCCTGATACTCAAGCTCAAGCAGCAGTTCTAGGTAATGAATTGCTTTCTTGATGTCAGCAGCTCCATTTTTTTCCTTGTGACGGGTAACGTATTTCACTACGTTGCCTTCACAAAACCCTAAATCGTTAGCAAGAATGTAAACAATGGGCTGGATGCCTTTGTCTTTGTAGTGGTTACCTGATACCTGTTTATCAAGGGCAGATGGCGGTACACACACAATTGGTGTGCAGCCATGTATTTCACAGATCTCTGGTGTTGGGCAAGTATCGCAAAGCATCACAACTCCTTAACAAAAACACCATTTGGCATCAAAGTTCCTTTACGGTCCTTGATTTCTTGGTAGGCCATCTTTATGCAGCTCACCAAATTAATGTCTTGCAAAGCGCAATAGTTGATCAAGCAGACCATCACATCGCCAACTCCATCAACAATGCCTTCAGGATCTCTCTTGATGGTGGCATCTGCCAGCTCACCAAGTTCAGACATTGCCTTTAACAGTTGTGTTTCAGGGCTTGAATTTGGAATAATCCTTCGAGCTTCTGCCCATTGGATAATTTGCATTTCGACATCTGCGTAACTCATATTCATCCTTTGGCAAGCAGCCAAACACGCAATCCACCCTCTTCCTTACGGGTAGAGATCACCTTATCAGGGTAGACCTTCTTTGAGTTATTGATCTGTGCTCGGATGTAGCTGATCTTTTTAGAGTCAGTACAGGGGATCAAGAAAGAATCACCCACTTCCATTTGGTCAAATGGATAAGCTTTTCTTGAAGACAGGGGAATGTTTTTTTCAATTGTGAACATGGTTTTCTTTTATAAAGGGGGCCTACTCGCTGCGTCTGGTCGTGGATGAACCCACAAGTTCGCCAGCATCCGCTTTCGGCCCCAAAAATTAATGGGTTTTAGTAACTTACATTACTAGTTGCAAGCCTAAAAAGGCATATCGTCATCAATAAAATCAGGCTTAGGCTTACGGGTAGGCTCAGAACTTTGACGGGGGGTGTCTTGTTTTTCACGAACAGAAAGGCTCAAGAAAGTCTTGCCTGTCTTCTCTGACTTCTTCTTCCATCCAGAAAGCCAGTAGTCCTTACCCCCTATGTTGATAGACCCGTTGTAATCAGGGTGCTTTTCTGTTTCTTTTTTGTCATTGGTAAACAATGAGCCTTTATCAGTTTTATCGTATTCCATGTATTACCCTTTTGCTTTTTTAAGTGCTGAACGCACAGTGGATGACATTTGGTTAGCCAACCAGACACGCTGATCAGCTTCCAATGCCTGTTCATCAATCATTGCAAGGGACTCTGCTGCCTTCCCCTGGTTGACCAATTCTTCTACGCTACTTGCCAAATCACGCAAGAAACTCTTAATGTCCTCAGGAAGGTCGTCACCAATGCCACCACGAGGGGTTACAACAGGTGCTGTACCCTTGACCCCAGTAGTTGCATCCAACGCATCGTGTTCAACGATTTCAAGCGCTGCAACCCACAAATAGCGTCTAAGGTAGGTCTGTACTGCCCCAAGGTTTTGGACCTCGTGACAGCCCTTTAAAGCTGCGCTAGACATAGGTGTTTCAATGACGATCATCTCTTCTGGTTTGTCGTTGTTGACAATCCGCATGTCTGCTGTTTCTTTGCCAAAGCTGATGATGGCTGTCAATCCAACCTCATCCAAAATTCTTAAGGCTGGAATGATGAAGTCACCAAGCTCAAAGTATTTGTAGCCAGCAAACTTGTTGTGGCCTGACTTTTTCAATTCAATACTGTGAAACTTATGACGAGCATCATTAAGTTTTTTATAGACATTCATTGCATTACTTTCCAAATGTTGCATCGTATTCATCTTGAATGATGTCACGTTGGGTGTCATCATCAAAGTCTTCAAAGTTGATAAAGTGGTTTTCCTCGCAGCATGAGCGCTTGTCATTGCGGGGCTCTAAGCAGTAAGGGCAGTACTCCACACCCTTGAGATCTTCTTTCGCTTGTTCTAAAAAGTCTTTCATGTGTTCCTCTTGACGTTGGACTGTTTCATAAAATTCTTGTTGGCTCATAATTTGCCCAAAGGAGTTGCCAAGAGCCATTTGTTGCCCAAGAAGCGAAGGGACCGTACCCACTGAAGGCAGTTATGACGTTGTGTGTGTGTTGGCACACCATCTACGCAGTACAGTCGTCTGACTGTTTTCAATGCTTGAACATTCATTTGTATCTCCTTTTTGTTAAGCAGGGTGTGAATGTATCAGGCTTTTTATATGTTTTGTATAGGTGTTTTCCCTAGTGTACTTTTGTTTTTTTTGATGTAGGCTCACCCTATGAGCCACCCTAACATCATTGAACACCAATTGGCCTATGAACTTATTGTTCAGGCTACAGACCGTCTGGAACCGTTGCTGCGTCCAGATGACTTAGAAGCTGGTATTGTTGCTTCACTGGCAACAGCACTACAAATCGCTAGCAAACGTCAACTAAAGGAGATGCATGAAATCTACAAAACCAACGCCATTTGATTGGCAAACAAAAACCCCGTCCTTGTTTACAGCAACAGAAAAAGCAACCATGAACTTTTTTGCTGTAGCTAAGAGTACTGAGCGTAAGCAGCTCAAAATTTACTCAAAAGCAGGTGCAAAATGATCTTTAACGCATTGGCAGAATTTCCTAAAGCTGGTTTGACACCAGATGAAAACGGTGAGTACCATATGGGCTTGTCAGAAATGGCAAGATTCAGTGCTTATCAAGATCAACAACAGCGTGACCGTGAGTTCGAGACTCGCCTTGATCGTTGGATGACAGACAACAGGAGTGAACTGTGAAACAAGGACTGTATGCAAACATTCATGCTAAACGTGAGCGCATTGAAGCTGGCTCTAAAGAGAAGATGCGTAAGCCTGGGAGCAAGGGCGCACCATCTGCTGCTGACTTTAAAAAATCGGCTAAAACTGCCAAAAAAGTAAAAAAGTGATATAGTTATTTGAAACGTGGCTAGGGTAGCTCCTGAAAAGACGATTCTTCACCGTCCTGCCAATGTTTCTTCAGTGAAGTGAACCGATGAAGTAAGGTGCGAATATGCTTTTACAGCCAAAAAATTGGGCCGTCTTTCAACATTACAAAGACCGTTGCCCACCATGGATCAAACTCCATCGTGACCTCCTTAACGACCGTGTGTTTATATGCTTGCCACTTGCTAGCAAGGCGCTTGCACCTTTGCTTTGGTTGCTAGCATCAGAATCTAAAGACGGTACTTTTGATGGCTCATTGGATGAGCTAGTGTTTCGGTTGCACATCACACCTAAAGACTATCAAGATGGCATTAAGCCGTTGATTGATAAAGGTTTTTTTGTTCTTGCTAGCGGAGTGCTAGCAGATAGCTATCAAGATGCTATCCCAGAGACAGAGAGAGAGGGAGAGACAGAGAGAGAGGTAAAGACGGAAAAGAGGCAGATAAGCAATCGCGGTTCGCGTTTGCCAGCAAACTTTGTTTATCCAAAAGAGTGGGCTGATTTTTGTTTACAAACAAGACCTGAACTTAATTTGCAAAACACGTTTGACCAGTTTAAAGATTATTGGATTGCTCAACCTGGACAAAAAGGTGTGAAGCTTGATTGGGAAGCAACATGGAGAAATTGGGTGCGTAGACAATCTGCCCCAAGAACAGGCTTTGTCAAACCATTGACCCCTGCTGAACGAGCAACCAACATTGCTCTTGGTAGACCAGCAGACCAACGACTACTTACCCCTGAAGAACAAGCTGAACGGACTAAACGGATTGCAATGCGATGAAAGGCCATCAACCACTCATCCACATGAGGATGTACGGCAAAGCTCCTCAAGCAGTCACCATTGAAGACCACAGGTCCTTGAACAGCCATGATTGGCATCTCTTTGGTGAAACCCCCACTATCAGTGTTTACGGTGATGAGCTATATGACATCGACTTGCGTTTTTGTGTTGACTTGATTGTGAGCATTAGTAGTTTTTCAGAGACAAGAGCGAAAACACTGTTTTTACTTGCAAAAAGTGCAAAAGCTAGGGTTATCACTAGTTGTGTGCTGATTCCTGATGCTCCACACTGGATGCAGACAGGTTGGTCTGACATACACATACAAGCACATACAAGCACTTAAACAAGCATACGAAAATGATTATCAACAAAGATACAGTTGATTTTGCTCTTTACATGAAAGAGACTGACGCTCAGGCAAAGGTCAAGAGTGCTTTCATCTATTCTGAAGCACTGAAAAACAAGCTCCGATTGAAGAAGTCGGTGAACCCCATCGTTTTGCCTTGGTACGGACAGAAGGACAACTTCGAGTTTCGCAAGGGTGAAGTGACCATCTGGGCAGGACAGAACAGTTCAGGCAAGTCACTGGTGACCTCTCAGATTGCTTTGTCCTTGATGGGCCAAGGTGAGAAGGTAGCCATTGCGTCTTTCGAGATGAAGCCTGTCACTACGCTACAGCGCATGGCAAGGATGTGGATAGGGATGAACCCTATGGCTCCTGAGTTCCAGACTGATGAGGGTTTTAAATCCATTGACGACCTGTTTGACCAGTTTAGCTATTGGACTGATGACAAGCTTTGGTTGTACGACCAAATGGGTGCAGTTGACCAGGATGTGATTATCGGAATGTGCAGGTACTGTGCAAAGGAGCTAAGTATTGGTCACATCTTTATTGATAACCTAGCCACTTGCGTTATGGGTGAAGACGACATGTCAGGTCAAAAGAACTTTGTATCTGAGTTGATTAACATTGCTCGTGATTACAACGTCCATATTCACTTGGTTCACCATTTGCGTAAACCATCGAACGAATACGCTATCCCCAACAAGTACGACACCAAGGGATCAGGTGCGATTGTTGACCTTGTGGACAATGTCTGGATGGTTTGGAGAAATAAGGAAAAAGAGGACGAAGTCAAAGATATTGGTCCTGCATCAGCGAAGTTTCATGATGCTGACCAGATGTTGTTTTGCCGTAAGCAAAGGAATTATGAGGGATCTGCTAACGGTGAACCGACTATCAAGCTTTGGTTTCATTTGGATGCACAGCAATATTTGGAGAGAGCTGGTGATGACACTATGTTCTTTCCTAACTGGCCCCACACACGATCAGGGTAATCACTGATGTACGAGTACAGAAAAAAACAATCAAATCAGGGTGACCGAGTTCAAATCGAACAAGGTGAAGCAAGAGTAATTTTCAGATCCTGGCAAACAACACAAGACAACGAGTTTGTTAGAGGAATGCTAGAAAGATCAGAAAAAATGTATGGCATGGGTGCAAAGGAAAGAATCAGGTCTTATCTAACCCAAATGAAAGAAGGAACATTGGAATGAATGATTGCAAACACATGTGGGAGCCCATAGAGGGCCAAGGTATGTACAAATGCATTAGATGCAATGCTTTTCGGAGGATTATCAAATGAATGATGACGAAAAACCAACCCCGGCTGACGATCAGCTACTCTGGATCGTAATAGCGTTTATCGCCTTCATGCTGACACTGATGACGCTGAGGAGTTGTTTATGAGTCGAGAAGCAATAAAGCTGGCGCTGGAGGCGTTGAAACAAATTGATGGGTCAATGCCATTCCCATCGGCTAAGCGGGCTCAAGCAGCCTTGCGAGAAGCACTGGCAGAGCAGCCAGCACAGCAGGAGCCAATTATCAAAAGTTATCTTAAAAAAGATAATTCACAGCCTGTCACATTTTTTGACTACGAGCCCGATGGGATGCACCACAACAAGCCACAGAAACGCCCCCAAAACTGCGGGACAGGCTATTGCTCTTGCATTGAGTGCGTGATGGAGCCAGCACAGCAGGAGAAGAACACATGACCTTTTCTGTGATCTTTCAAGTTGAAGGTACACCAGTACCCAAAGGTCGTCCAAGGTTTGCTAGGAGAGGCAAGTTTGTCTCAACTTACAGCCCAAAAACCACGGTTGACTACGAATCCAAGGTTTCTGACGCTGCCAAACTAGCAATGGGCTCACAGAAGCCCTTAGAAGGGCCCATAGTGGCCTGTATTTACATCACCCTACCTATCCCAGCCTCCTACAGCAAAAAGCGCTTAAACGCCTGTTTATCAGGTGAGGAGCGTCCAACCAAACGCAGTGACATCGACAACTTCTGCAAAGCTATCTTTGATGGCATGAACGGAATTGTTTTTGAGGACGATAGTCAGGTGGTGTCTTTGCATGCAACCAAGGTGTATGGGACTGTAGGTTTGGTTGAGGTGATGGTGCAAGAACATCTCCTATAGGGTTTGTCCTAATACCAATCAAGTTGATTGACCATCACAATTGAGGCTCCACAACAGGAGAGCATCATGATGCAAGAGCAAATTGAAATTGAAAAAACTATTCGTGCTGAGAGCGGCAGTTATTTGCATGTTTCTGAATGGGACGATGGTGGAGCATGGCTGAAGTTGGGCGAAAACCGCTCAAACATTTACACCCCATTGACTCGTTCTGAAACGGAGCAATTGGTGGAAGCTTTGCAAGCTATCTTGGCAAAAGAGGCTGAGGCATGAGAAAGAAAAGCAAATACAAACCCAAGGGTGTACGGCTAGATGCTGTTAACTGGGTACTAGCTGGCATGAAAAAGGTAGGAACACTACCAACTGCTGGTGTTGGTCTAAAGTTGAAAAACCATGAAGCTTTGGATTCCATCATGACAGGCCAAGGAACAAGGGCTCATGTTGATGTGCTGATCCATGCTGTGAACATGGCAGAGGCTTTGATCCGTATTCGTGATGATTTAGGTGCTGATTGGGCAACAGAGATCAGAGCCGCTCAAGACGCCATCTACACAATGGGTAAACGAGGTGTGGAGAGGAACCGTTTTGCCTTTACAGGACCAGAGATGACTGCTGTGAGGGTGGTGATGGATGTCCATGATGCCCAGCTAGATGATTGTTCCGTGAAGGAAATGGAAAAGGCTTTGGAGCTGGTTGCGGAAGAGATCCGGCTGAAGAAGTGCCGACCAATCGTGGAGACAGCATGATGGACGATCCATACCACTACGAAAAGCCTGAATGGTTGGTACTCAAGCAAAGGGAACACAACCGCAAGTTAAGAGAGAAGCGACTAGGTAGGCCAATAGGAACCTGGGGTGGTAAACGTCAGGGTGCAGGTCTGAAGAAAAAGACAGAAGAACCCAAGTACACCAACCTAATCGCATTAACTCTAAACAGCATCCAAAAACAAGTACTCATAGAAATGGGTAATGGTGATCTGGATACTGGTGTACAGAACTTAATCAACCAACACATTTGAAAGCAAAGCATGACTAAAACAGAAATCCTTGACCACTTTGCCTTGTACGCAATGCAAGCGCAAATTGAAAAAATGGGAATTACAAACCCGTTTGCTATGGCTCAGACATCGTATCGGTTAGCAGTAGAAATGCTAGAGCACCGTGACCGCATATTGCGAGAGTGGCAAAGGGATCAAGAGATGCAACACAAGCAATTAAATTCTGACATTAAAGAGCTTGATTTGCCAATCAGGTATCACCGATGCTTGGTTTCTGAGCAAATCATGATGAAGCAAGATCTTTGTAACTGGACGGAACGTGAGATGAGAAGGATTCCAAATTTAGGAGTTAAGGGATTGCAATTTGTTAAAGAAGCAATGGCTTTGCATGGATTGAAATTTAAAGGCCAAGAATGATTGAACAAAAAAAAGATGCTATTGGAAACCCACCGTACTGGGTTTGCACAAAATGCAACTGGGCTTTCCATGTGTTGCAGGAAGCCAACAGACATCAGTGCGGGATAACAAACAAAACAACTCCAACCTATGTGAGTTATTCAAGGAAAAGCAATGATTGAAATCAACCCAGAAAAAGCTATCCGTTACATCCAAGAACATGCAGAGCAATATGCAAAAGCAAAAGGTGATGTAGCGTACACAGAGAACTACCTGAAGGTGGTCAAGTCACAACAGATGAACAAGAGTGATTCCAGTTCCCTTGGTCAACGAGAAGCAGATGCTTATGCAAGTCCTGAGTATGTGCAATCGATATTGGCCCACAAACAGGCAGTAGAAGAGGAAGCACATCTGAAGTGGATGCTGACTGCTGCTCAAGCAAGGATTGAAGTTTGGAAAACGCAGGAATATTCAAAACGTGCAGAGATGAAAAATCTTTGATATACTGACCTTGTTGCCGTGGAAAGCGACAGATTAGAGCCGTTACTCATGCCTTCGCCCTTGGTTTTTACTTTAGGGTTTCCACCGAGGGCAGTAGTAACGGCTTTTTTGTTTTTCACGATGACTCGGACACCATGCGGTACGTCAGTGGTGGAGTCTTAAATAACCCTGTTACACGAGCAAGCCAAAGCAGGGACGGTGGGCGAATTCCTAGAGCCGGGTGGTTGAAATAAGTCTGGGATAGTGCAGTGCGAGGACATGGCTCCGAAGATCACAGGCACAGAGCGAACTGTATTTGCTTACGGTAAGGCTGTGCTTTGCTCCAACATTCACCAAAGATCACTTTAATGAATAACAAATTGAATAGCAAAGAGAGATTGCATTTAGCTAGGGTCAAGGAGCTACCCTGTTCAGTCTGTGATGCACCTGGACCAAGTGATGCACACCATGTAAAACAGGGTTTGCAGTACACTTGCGTAGCATTGTGCAAAGATTGTCATCAAGGTAGTTTTCTTGGTTGGCATGGACAAAAAAGAGCATGGTCCATCCGCAAAATGGATGAAATCGATGCTTTAAATAAAACCATTGAAAGGTTAGTCAATGAACTACGGTGAATTCCTGCTGACGCTGATGCATTCGTCAACAAACACACAGATCCTGCATCGCCAAACAAAAAGCTATGCAGAGCACATGGCATTGGGTGAGTTCTATGAAGCCATCATTCCTTTGGTAGACACCCTCACGGAGTCTATTCAGGGCCTAGAAGGCGAGATCATCGAGTACCCTGTGGATTACTATGGCCCAGCATCTAGTGGCCTTGAAGAGCTGTCTTCACTGAAGGACTACGTTGCTGATGAGCGCATCAACCTGCCAGCAGCCAGTGAGATCCAAAACATTTGCGATGAAATCTCTGATCTGATTAACAGTACGCTATACAAGCTCAAATTCCTGAAGTGATTTTCCCTGAGTGAGTGACTTTAGACCTCCTAACCGAGGTCTTTTTTTTGGTCAAAAGTTTTTGAACCTGCCGAAAATCCAGAAATGCCCTGGTTAAAAAATAGGGAGGCCCAAAAAATTTGACGGGGGGGGTCCTTTTATTTCTACAGAAAGACCCTGCCAAAGGTCAGTTGACCCCATCAAGGCCCGTCAACCCCCCATCGACACCTATTGCTGGTCAACAATCCAAAGGGGGCTACAAAGCCACTATAAGGCTTATAAAGGGCCTAATTTCAATCCATGCACCATAGCCCTACAAAATACAGATAAAGCCTCAAAAGCCCGATTTTGTGAAGTAAGTGCTTACTAACTTAACAAACCCAAAAAAACCCGGAACGAATCCGGGATTCTTTGAAATTGTTAGTTAGATGCTGTCAACAAGTACCCAAAAAAAGTCAGGCTTAACGCTTCGCCATTGTTTAGGGTTGTCGCATGATTGAACGATCAAGCCCAATTCATGTACACCAGTAACTGTCCAGAGGGTCACATTGTCAATTGTGGTGATAACCCCTATTTGTCCAATTTGGTTTTCTATGTGCATATGTTCTTTCAATGTGTTGAACGGTAATAGCGTAAACCGTCATAAGGACAAACAATCCAGCGTTTGATTGATCCGTCAGGCTTTGTCCACAATTCACGGGGAAAGTCTTTGTAATGTGTTGCACCGTAACCAAAACGGATTTCGGCGGGTGTTGGGTTTCGGTGCGCAGTAAGCGAATCACTGCCGGATTTGGTGCGATAAAAGTCATATGTCATTGTTTAGCCCTCTGGATGTTCTTGTTGAAACAGAGACACTGCCTCTTTTTTGGTGTATCCCATGTACTGTTTAGAGACTAGGTAACCGTCAACAATGGCACTAATGCGCCAGGCCCCTTGAAATGTGCGCTCAATCTCCAATGAATATTTGCTCATGCCATGTCTCCATCTTCGGTAAATTCGTATTCGTTAATTTCCATATGTTCTTGAATGGCTTCATCAGAGTAATGCCAAGCAATGTCCCGCCTAACTGACGACAAAAAAGCATCAATTGCAGTCTCAAAGGCGTGATGAGCATTGCCCGTTTTTTTAAATTCATCGTGAAATGTGTAGCGTAAATCACTGTCAAAGCAAAATCCAGTAGGCATTGCTTCACGATTAAAGCTGGATAGTCTTACGCCCCGGAAGTGTTTCGGTGTTGCATCTGTAACGATTGAAGCCCGATAACAGTCTGACAATGTGCATTCTGTGACTTTGATGCAAAATTCATCGCAAAAAGCATTGAGACTATCTAAACAGTCTTTTGTCCACGGGTATTCCATGTAATAACGCTGTTTCTCAATGGCCCGTTCTTTAGCTTTGTCTGACAATTCATCAAAGGTGTAAATTGTGGTTTCAATTGTTCTCATGGTGTACCCCTTAAAAGATTTGGTAAACAATTTCGCAGTCTGTTTCACCTAAAACAACAGTGTTTTCATTCAAATAGTCAAGGACTTGTTGTTTTTGCTCATCTTCGTTTTCGTTTTCGTCAATCTCGATTGAGTAGTTAGCCGCTATATCGTGCCAATTGTCTGTTGCATATTCACAACAAATGGCAATAACATCTAATTCCAATTCTTGGCCCGTTGATTCTTCCATCTCTTCCAAGTACTCAAAAATAACCATTAGGGCTTGATACCCGAATTGATCGTATCGGTCATATGCCCTAAAAGCATCAACAAAGTCTGAAAAATTTATTGTCTGTTTCATGGTGTTTCTTTCGGTTTAATAGGTTAAAACGTCAAAGTAAGCAAGGGCAAAGCCAGCAAGGACAAGGCCCAAAAGAACGGCGGTAAGGATGTCAAAAATTGTGTCTTTCATGGTTAGTCTCCCAATTGATGTGCGTCTTTATCTGGATTGAATTCGCCTACATTGCCGCCCGAATAGGCGTGCTCAGCTTCCATTGACAGTGCTGTCAAGGTTTGCTTGTCAAGGATTGACGTTACATCGGTGCATTCAAAGTAGACCGCTATCAATCGGTCAAGATATGACGGGATTTCAAGATCCAGCACTACAGTAACGATTCCACCGTTTAAGGTTGTTTTGTACTCATGCTCCATATCAAGCCCCTTGATTCAAAAATTGCTCATAAGCAACCATGTCAGCATGGACACGGTTAAAAAGCCCGGAAAATGCCTTTAAAAGGGTTTCGCGGTTGTTTTGATCTGCAAGCATGTATGCACATGCAATAGCGCTTGCAAAGCTCCCGTAATGGTCTTGCATGCGTTTTGCTGTTTTGTATGCCTGATCTTCAGTGAGTGTATGCATGTTATCGATTCCTTTCGATTGTTGATAAAAGTAGTGCCCTACACCTATATAGCATGGAAGAATCGTGCCAGTTGCTGTAAGTTGTTGATTCTATTGATCCCTCCAAAACCCTATGAGGGCAAACCCTTACAACCATGTTATTCATATCAAATGAATTCAAATGCACTGTAAATTGTGCATAACCTGTGAATAACTTTAGGATTGTTGACCTGCTGGAATTTTGGTCAAGAGCAAGGCAAAAAAGAAAAGAAAGAAAACCCCGGATTGTCTTGTAAGCCACTATCCATAAGGAATAGACAAGGGAACAGACAAGCTCTCAGGTTTCCAGCGCATGACTATTCCAGAGACTACAAAACACTGGAAAACAACAAAGACATTGGGCCCTCCCCCAGACATTTATTTGTTCGCTCTACAGAGTGATAAAGCACCTAGGAGCTACTACCCCCCAAGGAATCTACAGACCCCCCTAGAATCGCCTTTAAATGCGTTTTAACCCCCCTGGAAATGGGAGGGGGTAGGGCTGGAACTGGAGCAAAAAGAGGGGGCCCACTCCCCCACAGTCAATTTTTTTACAAAAACTTTTTCCACCTGTCTCAATCTGGAAACGCAAACTAAACCTGAGTATTACTTCTCTAGAAGAAAAACCCTTAAAACTAGGAAAAGTGCCAGTTTTACCGGGGTTATATAAAAGATTGCCAAGCAGAAATGTAGTACTCGCAGTCCTGTATAAATTTTTTTGCTCAAAACTTTTCTGGTTGTTAGAATGCAGCCATCGTATTGAAAGGCAATGTATGGAATGGACACTGGCGCATCCTTTGCATGATGTTGATGACATTGTTGAACTGGCAGACAGTGTGTTTGGCATGGAAGCTGATGGGATTCTTACCAGGGACAGGAATGTGTTTCGTAAGAATGTGACGATTACGGCTACTGTCCAACTGTTTGACAAGGGTAAAGAGTTCTTAGCTGTCTGTAGACCTGTGGATAAGTCTGTGGATAACTTATTGGCTTACTGCTGGTTTGACCGTGGTGGGTATACGACTTACGCAAACGAGGAGATCTCAAACGCCAAGTTCCACCATGTTGACTTGTCTCTTCCTGTTAGACAACGTGTTAAATTGATCCATGAGATGATTGACCAACATATCCTGTGGGCACATAGTTGGGGTATTCCTGTTATCTGCTCAACCAGTATCCGAAGTGAGCATGATGGGTTTATGAGAATCCACAAGAAACGTGGATTTACCACTAACGGTAGTTATGCTTGGATAAGAACCGAGAATGCTATAAAAGGTTTGACATGAAAAAACCCAAAGACGCTGATATTCTTTTTGGTGAGATCAGACCAGAAGGCAGCAACGTGACCAATCCTGAAGAGCTGGAGAAGAGAAAACACTACATGAGGATGAAGAGAGCCGAGAAACGGGCTATGGGTTTGGCTACTGGTGAGAAGTTTCCCAAGCAAGAGGCTTCTAAACCTCAACAGAGACAGCAGAAATCGATTGTTAATCGGGTTACTGAATACGGCGCTTTGTTCAACAAGCTGAATGAGGAGAGGTTGGCTAAAGGTCTGCCTCCTTTAAAAACAGCAATGGAGGTACTGATTGATGCGATGCAATCTGATGAAATTGATATCAAGGATAAAGCCCGTATTGCTGATAAGCTGGCTCCGTTTGAATCATCTCGTGCCCCAATCATTTCTATTGAGCATGTGAACAACGTCAACAGAGAAGAAGAGGTGTCTGCTGATGACGCTTTGGACGACTTCTTGACGGCTTTGCGTAAAGTGTGATAATTCAATTACTTTCATGAAAGGTTAGTATGTCTACCAACTTCCTGTACGCCCAAGCGCCTAACCGCACTGGCAACATGTCCAAGCACTGCCCAACCAAATCTGGTGGTGCAACCAATGTAACTGGTCCCAAGCACGGTGTGTCTGGCCCCAAAGGTCAACAAGGCGCTCCTAAGGCTGGTGGCAACATCGCTAGTCGCAATCAAAAGGTTCAGGTCAGCACCCATGCTGATTACTGTGGGACCATCAAGAACGATGGCTACATGGACAAATCTGTTAAAAACTATCTGGGGTAAATCATGTCCTACGGAAAAGTAATCTCTGGCGGCGCTCGAATGACCAATGGTCTGACGAAAAACATTAACAACAAGCTCAAAGGCTTTGAAGAAGGCCACAAACGTGGTCAGACTCTGGCTACTGCTGTTGGCAAAGCTTTCAACCAAAACCCTCTTTCTGATAACCACTTGAATAACATCAACGTGGCAGCAGCTAAGAAGTTCACCACCCCCAAGCTCCCAACCAACGTATAAGGTAATGTATGGCAACGTATGATATTGCGGCACTGAAAGAAGATCTACCAACGGCAAAAGACCTTGCTCAATTTGTCTATGACAAAACGAGCATTGCTCTTGACCTTGTTGGCAAACCCAAAGAAGAACAATACCAAGTCGCTAAAAACGCCTTGGAAGGCAAAAAGATTCCGACTGAATTCCAGACGGATCTGAACCCTTACATTGATCGAAAAGAACTTATCCCTGCTGATGAAAAGCGGATTCTTCCTCCTCGGAGTAAAGATCTGCCTGACGAGGGATCACAGGTTCATTTCTTTGGGGCTACCAACATGCCTCACCCGTCAGACCCTCAGTCCGACAAGAAGGTGCAGATCAACTTCCGCAAGTACGACAACGGCGTAATTACTTTCCAGGTGATGGGTCCATTGGAGCAAGTTGCTATTGGCGAACGCATCAACAAGTTTGGTCAGAAGCAACCTGAGAAGTATTCTTGGATTGACCCTCGTACTGAAGAAATGGTGTTGCGCCGTGCTGATGGCACATACACTGAAAAAGGCCGGGGCATGTATGCTTACTGCATTGGTGAAAAGGGTGGTGGTATCTGGTCCCTGATTGACCGTGACATGCTTAACATTGTCCAGAAGAACGTCACCAATCCGTGGGTCTAATGGAAGATCACAGCGCAACTTTTCGGCAGAAGTTATCTGCCCAGGCAGAGACTTGTGCAAGAAAAACTCTTGAGTGGTTGCAAAAAGATCTTCAAGGAGATCGTGTACTAAACCCTGAAGAGGTTTTTTACCTAGCATCTGCTGCTGATCTGCTGCTGACCATGCGTGACACTTATGGCAAAAAGTGAAGCCAGTGATTACATCCTTCCGATTTACAAAGATCGGGCGCTAAAGCATTTGATTAAGTTGGCTGGAGGTAAGGCTGCTATCAAGCACCTTGATTCTGAACAGCTTAAAAAGATGAAAGACGCTAGGGATGTAATCGCCAAAGACATGCAGTACAACACCTTGAAGTGGTTTAGACCCTTCAAGTACCAATCTGAGTTCTTTGAAACTGGCTCTCGCTTTACCCGTAGGGGAATGATTGCCGCTAACCGTGCTGGCAAAACAGTAGCTTCTACTTATGAGGCTGCTTATCACCTGACAGGCAGATACCCCAAGAACTGGAAAGGCAAGGTTTGGGACAAACCCATCATTGCCATGTGTTCTGGTGAATCCTGGGAGCAGGTGGCAAAAACACTGCAAAGCAAACTGCTTGGATGTGATGACATCAAGCAATCGTACAAATTAGGAACAGGCTCCATCCCGCTTGAGTGTATTGACGATAAGTCATACCGCACAGATGGGGCCAACGTCCTGTCTATTGAAGTCTGGCATATCTCTGGTGGCAAATCAAAACTCTACTTCTCCAACTACACACAGCAAGTGCGTCATCTGCAAGGTTTTGAACTTGACCTTGTTGTCTTGGACGAGCAACCACCAGACGAGATCTTCTCGGAGCTTGTTGTCCGTACCGCACAAAGGAACGGGCAGGTATTGTGTTCATTTACCCCACTCAAGGGCATGTCAGGACTTGTTCGCAAGTTCTGGGACAAGATAGAAGGCTACACCCATGTCCGTGTAACCTGGGACGACATCCCTTTTGAAAACGAGTGGAATGAGAAGTTCTTTAGCCAAGAAGAACGTGATCAACTGTCTCGAGACTTTATGCCGTGGGAGCGTGATTGCCGAATGAAAGGCATCCCCCTGGTTGGCAAAGGCGTGGTATTCCCACTACTTAGCTGGCCTACCTACAAAGCAATTGATGTTGACCTGAAGAGCAACGAGAAGATGGAACGACTGATCTCATTTGACTTGGGCATTAAGAATGACCCAACGGTGATCAGCTTCTTCTTTCGGGATCCTGTGGAAGAGGTCATCTACCTGCACCGACAGATCAAGGTGGCTCAAGGCGAAACCCCAGACGAGTACGTCCATTACTTGATGGACAAAGACACCAAGGGTGTTCCTATTGCCCTGCCCCATGATGCAACCCAAGCAGGACGGTACACTTTGACAGAACAATCGGTGCGTGAGGTGTTTGAGGACAACTATGGCCTAAACTGCATCGCAGGTGCTATATTGAACCCAGTGAACGACCAAGGCAAGGTAACCAACCATAAGTCCTACGGAATCAATATAATGCGGCTAGGCATGGAGCGTGGCACATTTAAAATAAATGAGTCTTGCGTGGATTTTTTGGATGAATCAAGAAACTATGCCATTGACGAAGCTGGACGATTTAGTGATCCCGATGACCACATTGACTCTGCTCGAATTGGTATTCTGGCTTTGATTCAGGGTCATGGAGAATCTATGGTTAGCCGAGCAAACGCATTCCAATACCGTAGACCAACAGCCGTTGATGGCAAGGTGCAACGAATATGAACAATTTTTACATTTACGTGCATACAAAAACAACTGACAACAGCATTTTTTATGTTGGTCGTGGAGTTGGTCGTAGATGTACAAATGTGAAAAATAGAAATGCCCATTGGAACAACATTGTTGCCAAGCATGGATTTTTTTCAGAAATCATTGAAAGCAAATTGACTTCTGATGAGGCAAATGAAAGAGAAATGTTCTGGATAAAAAACTTTCGAGATTCTGGAAATCAGCTTTGCAACCTTACTGATGGCGGAGGCGGATTGGCGGGAAGATCTCGTCCAGAATCTGAGAAGCAAAAGATAAGTACCGCATTGACTGGAGTGAAGAAATCAGAGCAAATGCGTGAAAAATTGCTTGGCAACAAAAACTCGCTTGGAAAGCTTCACTCAGATGAAGCCAAAGAAAAGATGTCATTGGCCTTAAAAGGCAAGCCGAAAAATGAAGAACACAAAGCAAAACTAAGCCAAGCACTGAAAGGAAGACCCCTGTCTCCCGAACGCCGTGCTAAAGTTGTGGCTGCAATTTTGGCAAGAAAAGCCAAAAAAGATATGGGGATTTAATCATGCTAGACAAACAAAATATCATCGTTGAGTACATCGAAGCACCTGCTGGCAACAAAGGGATTGTTTTCCAAGTAGCTCACGAAGTCTATTTGAAAATGGTGGATTATTTGCGATTAACGCAAGCAAAAAACACTTTTAACCGTCTTTCTGATTACCATTACCTGAATATTGCTGTCAGCAACTCCACTGAGCCAATCAGGGGGATTGATTACATCCACCCCGTGGTGACTCCTGGTGTTGATTACGCTACAGCCATCATTACAAAATGCCTGATGCCCAACGGCAAGGTTAATTTTGAGTTTGAGCGCTTTAGTGAGATGGACAGTGAGCAATCCAATCAGGCTACCGAGATGGTCAAGTACATGATCAACTCCAAGAATGATTCTTACGCTTGCATCCGAGATTGGGCCCAAGACTCTTTGCTCCACAAGAACGGTATTGTTATGGTGTCGCCTGTGCGTGACCCCATTACCCAGTACAAGGAAGTGGAAGGCACAAAAGACCAATTGCGTGTGTTTGAGACTATGGCTGCTGAAAAGGGCCTGACAGTTAAGCGTCAAAACATGCGTAAGATTGACGTAAACCTTGAAGGCGTGATGCAGGAGATGATGACTCCTGATGACGAGCCAGGGACGATGCAAGAAGAAGTCAATGATGCCATTTTGGCAAACACTGTCTACCGTGCCAAGTACAAGATGACGGGATTCTCGACATCCGTCCGAATCAAGCATGTTGCCCAGCATTACTTTGTGTGCAACCCCACAATCCCCAACATTCAAGATCAAGACTTCCTTGGGTTTTATGACCCAATGACGATCCATGAATGCAAAGCCCAATTCCCTTATGTTGACCTTGAAAAGCTTGCTGAACACGCTGCCTATGGTCCTGCTGGTGCTTATCAGGCAGGTGCATTGGAAAACGATCTTGCTTTGCATGCTCGTGATTCCACTCCTGTTCCCGGTCAAGGCGTAATTGCGTCTGCTGGTGCTGACAGGTACAGCCGAGTGATCATGCTGACTACGGCATGGATCCGCAAAGACGTAGATGGTGATGGGGAAGAGGAAATCGTTGAGGTTTGCTTCTCAGGCTCTTACGTTCTGTACGTCAAAGAGGTGGACTTCATTCCCTTGGCAGCAATGTGCCCCAAACCCATCACAGGAAACTTCTTTGGTTACTCTTTGGCAGAGCGTTTGGTTCCTATGCAGGAATACGCTACATCAATTGCCCGTGCTGAGATGGCTTTTGCCATGCAAGCCTCAACTCCTCGTATTGGCGTAAACCCAGAGTTCATTGATGCCGAAGAGATCCAACGTGGCGTGTCTGCCATGTTCATCTTGGACCGCAAGTTTGATGCTACCAAGCACATCTATGAGTTTGGAGCCATGCAGGGCAATCTGGCCTACGTTCAGTCGTCTATGCAGCGTTTTGAAGCTGACAAGATGGCAATGATCGGCATGACAAGCCCCAACGATGTGCTAAACCCTGAAGTAATGAAGGACGGCAACTCAGGTTTCAAATTGCAACTGGCAATGGGCCCTAACCAGTTGATCCAAGACGAGATGGTCAAGAACTGCGCTATTGGTTTGCGTGACATGATCTATATCGTGTGGAAAACCCTGATCCAGTACTCTGATGACTACAACATTCAGCAGTTAGCTGCCATTTGCGGCAAAGGTAAGCCATTCATGGATGCCATCTCAATGGATAACTATGAATTCATTGACCGCAAGCTGATTAACATCGATTTGGCCTTGGGTTTCTTGTCTGACGAGAACCGTTTGACTCGCCAACAGTTAATCGGTCAAGCCCAACAGCAATTTGGTCAAGCAATGATGGCTTTGGACCCAAGTGTTCCTGAGTTGTTCTCTAAGATTCGCCGTCCATACGAAGACACCTTGCGTGTTCTTGGAGTTAAAGACGTTGATGCTTATTTGCCAACCTTGGAAGAAGCCGCTAAGATTATTCAAGCACAAGCAGCCAAAGGACCAAGTGCTGAACAGCAAGAAACTCAATCTAAGACTGATTTGAACAAGGCCAAGACAGACGAGACTATTGCCAATACATTGTTTACGCAGAAGAAAGCTGAAGACATTGATACTGACAACATGTTCGAAGCTTTGGCAGCAAAACGTGATAAATTGCATTCTGTTCAAGTAGATTAAGGAATTGTAATGAAAAGCTTGGTATTAAATATCCGAAACTATTTCAATCAACGGACTCGTGCCGTTGATGCACAAAAGGAAGCTGATGTAACTCGCAAAACTCTAGTAATTGAAAATGGCGAAAGCGCCATGCGCCTTATGAAGAATGAGGATTTTGCACTGCTGTTCAACCTTTACAGGTTCAACATGCTGGAGAGGCTTGAAGACAGTAGAGCTGATCCAGAACGTATTGAAAATGCACATTATGTTGCTGGAGTCCGAGATTTCATTGGTTTCATTGAGAAAACAGAATATCTTGGAAAAGTGGCAAAGAAAACAAACACTTAACCAAAGAGAGTAAACTATGTCAGACGTAATCGCAGATGCGACCGCCCCTGAGCAAACTGGCGCTGTGAATCCCGCCGATGCCATCGCTGCAATGATTGCCGCTAACAAGCGTAACAATCCGCAACCCGAAGGCAGTTCACAAACGACAGCAGGACAAGATGAGGTGAAAGCCAAATCCCCTGAGGCGGCTCCTGTTGAAGGAACCGAACCTGAAGATGGTATTGCAAGTGAGTCAGAAACTGTAGATTTGGAAGATGATGCTGAAGCCACCGATGGTGTAACTGACGCAGTTAACTTCCTAGAGTTTGCAGAGCAGAATCCCGACATGATGTGGAGGATTCCTAATAAGGACGCAGAAGGCGGCTTTATTGAGATCCCTGTATCCAAGGCTGCTGCTATTTTGGGTCAAGGCAGTGCTATCCATGAAAATGCTCGCAAGCTTAAAGCTGAACGAGCCGATTTTGAAGAATATGAATCGAAGCGCAAGAGTGAACTTGATGGTTTGCAGATAGGCTTGGAGTTGACAATTGTTCCTCAGTTGCAAAGTGCTGCTGATGAACTGATTACGATCCAAGAATATAACCAGCAATGGCAGCAGATCTATCAAAGCACGAACGATCCTAGTCAAAGGAGCCAAGCTGAAGCAGCAATGCGACAGAATGCCCAGTTGATCCAGGATAAGTCGGAGTTCATTAAGGCGAATCGGCCTAAAGTTGAACAGTTTTATCAGCATCGATCTGCAATGGTCCAAGAAACCTTGGAAAAAGCTAGGCAGTCCTTTACTGATAAAGAATTGAGCAACAAGGCAATCTTTGGTGAGATTCGAGAGAAACTCAGTAAGGATTGGAAAGGTTCTAGCGGTTCTTTTGTTCCTGGTGTGCCAAACATTGATTTGGTTTCTAGTGACGAATACTTGCTGGGTCTATTGCGGGATGGTATGAAATTCCGAGAAGGCCCTAAGGTAAAGAATGCTGGTGGATCTCTGGCTGCGGCTAGTCGTCCAGTAGCAAAAGCTAAAACAGCTCCCGATAAT